GCGCACCCGTGACTCCAGGAGAACCTTGTGGCCCCTGTGGTCCTGCTCCGGATCCGCCAGCACCACCGGTTAATCCCTTTATTTGTACTGTGTTTATCTCAGAGATGGTAATTGTCCTTTCTTACTACACTAACCAAAAATCGGCAGTGATAATATCTGGTGGTGTTGGTACTGCCGATGGTGCAACATTCATATTAATGGTATCAAATGTAGTTATTCCATCTCCATGCGTTGTAACTGATAGCGTGTAGTCACCATTTATAGTTTCTGCGCTACCAATTACTTGTTTTACACCATTCTTATAAACTATAATTGGTTGCGTTGGTGGATTATAAATAAATGCACCCCCTGATGGTATAGTAAACACTGTATTTGTTCCATTGATCGCACCGACTAATTGCACATCTAATTCTTGCGTTCCACTTCCGCCACCACTTGACCCAAAGAATATCTCTAAGTACCCGGAACCTCCAGATCCGCCAGCCCCACCAATGCCTTGCAATACCACATTGTACGCGCCGGCTCCTCCCCCTCCTCCACCTGCGCCGCTATTAGGTGCAGCATCGGATCCTACAACACCGTTTACACCTGTTGCTCTTCCTGAGTTGCCACCGGCGCCACCAGCCCCTAAACCACCAGACCCTCCTCCTCCGCCCCCTCCTGCACCAAATCCAAATAATCCATTTCCTCTTCCACCTGTTCCTCCTGCAAAATATCCATTTGTGCCTCGATAGCCATCAGTGCCTCCATTTTTTATTCCACCAATTCCGCCAGCAATCCCGCCTCCTGCCGCTTCAATAATATTAATTAGACTATCTCCTGAAAATATTGTGCTTTGTCCTGGTCCGCCAATAATAATAGTATATACATCACCAGAAACAACTGGAACATTGGTTACGCTAATTACTTGTCCAGCAGCACCACCATTGCCGCCATTACCCCCATTGTTTACACCAGGATAACCATTAGCTCCCCCACCAGAAGCATTGAGGCCAATTAAATTAACGCCAGCAGGACAAGTCCAAGTTCCATTAGATGTGAATAATATTGCTGATGACATTGAGTTTTATTCCCATTTTATGTATTATCTATTTTACTATTTAGTTTTTGTAATGCATATACACGAAGCTCTCTAGCATCAACTCTTTCTTCGATTGATGCGTGGATTTTCTTTGTTTCTTCAAGTGTAGTAGCAAAAATTTGTCTCATTACACAATATGCAAAAATATTGGCCGGCGCTTAAAATGAACTCTCAAACACATTAATGTATCTTTGAGCTGATGTTTCCCAACTATTTTCTTTAATATATGTGTTTTGTAGTTCAATTTGCTTTTTTGCTAACGATGGATTAGAAAACAATAAATCTAATTCTTTTGCTATTTGCTCTGCTGTATCTGCCTTTATAGTCGGCATATCACTAAAATGTGGTATACTAGTACTAATTATTGGAATACCTGATGCCATTGCCAATCGTGCTGCCCCAGATGCTCCAAAAACTTCGTGCCCTGGAATTGATATATAAGGGAATACACCCACATTATTGCTACGTAAATAAGTATTCATAACGCTATCTGATTGAAACCCTCTAATTATAGCTACATTATCGTGTATATTTAGGTCATCTATTAGCTTAATTAATTCATTATAATATGCTTGATGCCCCATTGTATTGTGTGGGCTTTCTGAAAACAATCCGGTAAAAAATACATCTGGATATTTTGACTTTAATATCGCAGCAGCTTTTATAGATTCTGCAAAATTCTTATACTGAAAACCGAAACCACTTGTAATAAATGTATGTTGTGATCTATAATTATTCCATAGTTTAGTTTGATCTTTTATTGGATAGCAGCCGTGTGGTATTACATAAATTTTAGCATTAACTTTCTTTTCATTTTTTAAACAATCTTTCGCCCCTTGTAAATGCACTATAATTTCTGGCATTGCCGCTTCATAAATAGTCTTATCTGCATGCATAGGAAAAACAGAATGCATAGTTATAATCACGCGATAGTCTGACAACTGGGTCATTAGTGATAACCAGTGTCGTGCATTTGGCCATATTCCAAATTCGTGTTGAATATTAATTATATCTGGATCATATTGTTTTATTGCCGCAACCAATTCAGATATTTCCCCACCACGTTTCCAGCATTGTACAACATGATCATTATTTATATTTGGCGCTCCTGATTCTGGTAGATCTATTTTCTCGGCAAATATTTTATAATCTGCAACTTTACCAACTAACTCATTAAATAGAAATTTGCTATATGTCGCAATACCACATTTCCCGCCGTAGTTAGATACCAATGCAACTTTCAAGTCAGATGCTAATTTTACTATATTTTTAGATTTAAATTCGCAACCTTTGAATTTAAACTCCGACATTAGTTTTGCTGATGAAATATTATCTAAACTTTTTGGCACTTCTACAACTCTTAAATTACTATTATTAAATATACTATCTGAAATAATACATATATTATTATCTCTTATTCCAGCGTATCTTGTCATTTTAGTCCTCGGACAGTATTTTGTTAATATGATCTTTTAAGTTATCATATAAATCCGATTTTAGTGGCAGGTGATTTATTTTTTTTATACTATAATTAAATTGATCAATAAATGTTTGTTTAGATGAAGCATAATATGATATAAATGCCCCATCATTTAGGTATGAACTATTCAGCTTATCGTGATGAAATAGCGAAATGTAAGGTATTTTTAACATCTCTGCCAATACAATACCATGAAATCTTTGTGTTATTATAATATCATATTTAGAAAACATCTTAAATATTTCTTGGCTCTTTCTTGGCACATCAACCAAATAATCATAACTTCTATTTGTCATACTATTTATTATCTCTATTGCTGCATTTTCATCATTTTCCTCTTTATTATTACACATTGCTGCAAAATTAATATTATAATTGTGGGCTATTAAATGATCTACAAATTGCGAAAACTCAAACTTAAAATGATCCCATGAATTATATTTCCAATGCTCATCCGTATTTTTAGGAACAACATAAATATTTGGAAGTATAAGAACCGATTTTGATTGTGTTTTTATTTTATATTCTGGCGTTAATGCATAAACCAAGTCAGGTATAACCATTACATTATTGTTTAGATTTTTAACTTTCTCTAAACCGACCGGAGAACGTATCGCAATTAGCCTAGCAGTACTCATTAAATCTTTGTGAGAAGCGCTTATAGCTGTCTCTGCACCTACACCAACATAAAATATCTTCTTCGTTTTAATAAGATTTAAACACTCTTCGCTAATGTTTAGATCCGAATTCAAAAAAGAACCCCCGCCAAAAAAAACGGCAGAGGTATCTTTTATATTATTAACTGTTATGCTGTCAGAAAAAGAAAAGTTTATATTTGGAAACAATAGTCTAAATGCTTCACAAAATAAATTATCTCCCGTATTTCTTTTTTTGTAGAAGCCAAAAACTAAAACTTTCATATTTGCTTCTTACCCATATTACCGCCTTACACATTAAACGAAACTAACTGCCCAAACTATTTCTGTTGGTGCCGATACATGATATTTGATTACAAGCACAAACCCATGATGACGTTGAACTAAATCCCATGTAAGATGATTGTGATGAGGATTACATGGTACTTGTACTGGTGAGTTTTTAAATTCAACAAGAACTGTATCCGGTCTACCGTATTTCATCTCTACTTCAAATGTATCTTTACCAACTACTAGAAGCTGTCCATTCATTATTTTTTCGCTCATTTATTCTCCTATTATCTGCTTAATTTTTTATTACACTTCCATCTTGTCCGCTGTGTCTAACATAGCAGAAACTAGAAAGCTTTATGTTACTGCTATTAAAAGCCAGTATTTATACCTGACGATGGGCCTCTTATAACCCCAACCGCCTGCAATAGAAATGTTTCTATTTGATATACGTCTGCATTACCGCCATATACTGCGAGATCTCCTATTGATCCGTTGAATTGTAGCGATACACTTCCACCAAAATTCAATGCGCCAACACAAAATGTAGTAGGCACAACAGTTCCAGCAGTAACCGTTACAGGACTGCCGGCAACTTGATCTACTCGTAATGTCAAAGTTGCGTTTGATCTGATGCAAGTAACTACGTGAGTTGTTGCAGCGGCCACGGTAGCAGAAGCAGTAAAAACTCCATGCGAATTTTCTTCCACAAACGAAAATACTCCGCTGCCATAAGATAGATAAATATAACCGTCGCTACCTGCATCTGCGAAACTCCATACCATACCGCCAGATGATGCAGGATTAACAACACAAACTACCGTCATAGCAGATTCCGGAGTTGCAAATACGGTTGCTATGCTGTCTTGCTCTAAATATTGGCCGCCAGCGAAAGTAAGTCCGGCAGAACCAGCAGTTGTTAATAGAGCGCCAGGATTATTGCGAGCACTGTAGGTTCCTGCAATGGCGTTATTGCTCCAGGTTGGCCTTGCATCTGCTGTATTTTGTATAAAAGCATTTCCTGTCGCTCTATTAAGGACAGAGCGAACTTTTAGAGAAGGATATGCTGCCTGATCAAACTGAACAAACCGTCTGCCAGGGCTTAAAAGACAATATTGGGGGGCGCTAGTTGCAGGGAATTTCATTAGATAATCTCCTATGTATTAACTTATCTAATGATATGGGAGATTATTACTATGTTGTACCAATTTTATATTAGCAGTAGCAACTTTTCGAACCTTTTTTGATTAATATTAAATGGCAAGCAAGAGTAAAAATTATATATTTCATCATCTCCCTCTATTGCCATTACAAAATCATCAAAACTTATTGAACGCCCATCATCGTTTGGATCAGCAAAATCCCAACACAAACTATACTCAATGCCATTTACAATAAACTTTTTTATTATACTTTTAATTCCGTTGCTTAAATAAAATCCACATTTGCACTTATACTCAAATGTATCCCAATTAGGATGTTCTACATCAAATGAGCAATTTATATTTTCTCCACAACTAAAACATTTAATTACATCTGGGTGATTTTTAAATATGTTGCGTATTATTTTTCTATATCCTCTTAATATCATTTTCTTTCTCCTTATTTATTATTCTTGAACATATAAATATATTCTTGTTTATCTGATTTTAACATATGATCTCTTTTTGACTTCAATGTAATTTTCTCCTGCACATCTCCAAAATACTCTTCGGATATTGTTATTATTTTGCCATATTTCTCTGATATATTTACTCCAAACCACTTGTCTTTTTTCAACATATATTTAACATTTTCCAGTGTTTTTCGCCAATAGACATTATAAAAATAATCTTCGCCCTTTGAATATGCTTGTGAAAGCGCATTTGAATACACTTCCTGATCAAAATATGGCGGGCTTGACCAATATAAATCAATAGAGTTTTCTTCACCTTTATAATACTCGGAACCCGTTTGTATTACTTTGCAGTCATTGAAATCAAAAAAACTAATCATTTCATTTAACTCATCCGCTGTTAATGGATCGGTTCCAATATATTTTCTTCCACAACTCATAGCACCAAGCAGTCTTCCACCAAATCCGGCAGAATAGTCACCAACAACATCATTAGGCTCCGAATACCGTAAGCATATATATTTTGCTATAACAGGCTTAAATATACTTATCTGTGAGGAAATCCAACCTTTTTTCATACCACTGATTATTGATTTACAGCTAAAATTTAATTCTTCTGCTTTTGAACCGTGTAGTCCAAGCTTATTTTCTACCAACTTTGTTAATAATTGTTTATCCGAAAAAACCTCTACTATACTTGGCTTGTCCCTTGTCTTTGATTTGAAGTATGATCCGCAGAAATATTTACATATATAGTTGCCAATTCTTGAATGATTATCTAATATTGTATTTGTTATATCTATATTTGTGTTTTTTATACTATCTAGTTCGTTATTTAGATTTTCAATATTATCTGGGTAAATAAATCCAATTTCCATAATTCTATTGACTATTGGCTCGATTATTTTCTTTCTGTCTTCAATAGAAAGTTTTGATAGATATTCTTTATCCATAGTCAAGTCGGGGCCGCAGTTATTTATTATAATTGGATTATCATATTTTTGATTACTAAAAAGTTTTGGATGTCTTTTCATGTTTAATTCTTTAAGAAATTCAAATCTTTCAAATTTCCTATCCAAATAAATTGTAGCATTGTTATATAGCAGCTCACAAACTTTATGAACCTTTAAATTGCCGCTGACAATAACCTCATATGTATTATTACCAGTTTCACTTATATAGTTTATTGTTAATGGCAAGTTGTATAAACGAAATTTTTTATTTATAATTGCGCATAATTCTATTGTTCCAACTATATTCCATCGATGTTCCAAAGATTTTTCATTCTTCTTAATACAGCCATCTCCGTCAAAAACTCCGCGAATAAAATGAAAATCTAATTTTTTGTCAAGCCAGTCGGGATATTGTATTTTGAAACTTTTTGCCTGCATACACCCCAGATTTGTAAGTTTTTCACAAAAATATACGCTATTTATACATACACCAGAGTTGTTATGTTCTGTTTTGCGTTCTTCATCATGAGTCGTTCTTGTTGTAATTAATTTAGGATCATAAGAAAGAAACTTACAAAACTTTTTAATGTGGTCAATATCGTTTGATTTTAATCTCAAACTAAAAGATCCGTATTCTTCGCAATTATAAGCATCTGCATACAAAAATCCAAGCCAATAAGCCTTTTCTTCTGTATCAATTTGATCAAATATGTGTTCATCAAAAAAATGCAACCTGTGTGAAGAGTTTTTGTCTCGTAAAATCCCTTCTTTCTGTGCCCACGCCTGAACTTTCTTTTTTCCTATATTGAATTTTATTCCGAGATTTTTGGCCGAAACTCCATCCCTATAAAGATCAATTATGCCGTCTATTTTATCTTCTGAAAAATCTTCATACTTAATTGAAAAATTATTATTTTTTACAATAGTTTTAGTGTCTACATATGATTTTCCTATTTTTATAGCAATATCTCTCGTTGCAAAACCGTTTTCGATCAATTTTTTGATTTCTTCTAACTCTGACATATGAACTCTCCTTGTCTCTAAATATATATCGAGTTATGCCTATTGTCAATGGCTTGGGGCTACTTTTTTTCATTTATTTTGTTTGGGGCCAAGAAAAATCAATGTCCCAAATACAAAAAGAGCGGACGATTTCTCATCCGCTCTTTTAAGTTAGTTTAAGCTAACTACTTGTTTTTACTTGGATTATGCGCCGATTATGACAGACTTATTGCCTTTTGCGGTGCCTCTTGGATTTACTATCCCAATTCCAATTATTTCGTTGACTACCCAACCGAGTTTCAGTTGCTTAGGTTCGTCAGCTGGCAAAACTTCAATGTCTTGTCGTATTGGCATCACTCCAACGAACTCAGGGTCGCTCGCGCCGTATACCGTCCCTGCTGGCACGATTTTCGACACTAGTATGTCTGCACCCCAAATGTGAGCATAGAGCCCTGTTTGGAGAATTTCGCGCTGTGTAACGGGGTCAACTTCTCCACCGCCAACACCTTGTCCGCCGCCCGATCCCCATTTGAGGATGTCATTGAACTCGTTTATGTTCATGAAGAACTTAGTAGTTACCAAGTCCCAACGATCAATCTGAACTTTGATTTCAGCTAGGTCGCGTTTTAGGAGACCTTGATCGGCTATGTCCATTGCGGTGTTTTCAACTGTTGAAGCATTATCAAGAGCCGCGAAAATATTTGCGTCTTCTTGTGCCATTATTTCTTGACGAGCTTTCTGCACGGCCCTGTCAATAACGTTGAATCTGCGTCGTTTGACTTCTGCAATACGGACTGTTGGATTCGAGAACACTTCGAACTCGGGAACAACAACGCGGTCGCCGAATACACGTGATTCGGGGCCGGTTCCGTTTGAAGAAATTACAACTGCGGCAACATCGATATCGCGATCGTATGTTGGTAGTGCTCCTTGTGGAAGTGGATCCACAACTAGAGTTCTACGTGCAATTCCATGGTAATCTAAATTTCTTCGGATTGGATTTGCCATTGCCTGTGCGAGTGCAATTTTGCCTTCTTGGGTTGAAATTGCTCGGCTGATTAGATCGTCGCGCCGGCTATCAGAAACACCTGGTGAAGTTAGACCAGCATTTGAAGGTACGTTTTCTGTATTGAGTAAACCCGCGAGTTTCACAATTGTTTGTAGAGCTTCTTGAACGCTTGATGCATTAAGTTCGCCCCTATTATCAAATAAATTAGACATTAGATATCTCCTATTGGTTGGATTAGTTGCCAGTTTCCCAGCTCGAAGAAAACGATCTTCGTAATCTACATACATCATTATTGCTATATTTTTGTGTTTTCTTTAATTATTTGTGCATTTTAATATTTGTACAAAAAAAACAAAAGAAAACGGAGAGCCAATTACGACTCTCCGCTATCTGTGAATATAACTAAAAACTAATTAGTTATTATACGGTCGCCCCTCCGTACCAATAAACACATTGGTAGAAAGATAGTGGCTTGAGGCTGGTAACATCCCCTGAAGGACTGTTAAGAGCTGCAACCAAAGAAGCTGGTGTAGTTACCAACGAGCCGTTTGATTCGAATGAAGCAAGACGAGCAACTGTTGGAGCGCCAGCTAATGCGTTTGTTGAGGCAACTGGAGTTAATAGGCCAGCTGCTGTATAGGTTATTGCGAACCCAACATGGAGGCCGTTTAGTATTGTAGAAGTAGGAATTAGTCCGTCTGCTGCAATATCAACTGCGTCTAGTGTGGTACCGTATAGACCTGGCTTGTCCCATAGTGTAACTTTTCCTGACCCTGTTGCTGTATGGGGGCCTAGAACAGTTCCACCAGTTACTACTGAACCAACTGATCCACCAACGACTGAACCGAAAAGAGTTCCGTAGTTAGCAATACCATCATCAGTTAGGAATAGTGGGCGGGTCGATGAAGATAGCAATATACGTGAAACACCTGGAACTACCTTAGCTCCGGCGCCCCATTGTATATAACCATCAAGATCAACATCTTGTGCACCGGCTGCTGGGTAAAGCATTGATGCTAGTGTTGCAATTTCTCCACCCTTAAAATTAAGAGTTTCGCCTGTGTATCCGTCGAATTGACCTAGTGGATTTACACCAGGATTATGAAGTACTAAAGCCATTTGATTTTCCTTATATTCTGCCCATATAGAGCGTTAACTTACATCTTGGTCTTACAAAAGTTTATATCCATATTCCTAATTATTACCATAAATCAATAAAAAATAATTTATTTTTATTCACCCATTAAACTCTTAAACCACTCTTCTTCTCTCTTATTTGGTTTAATTCCTAATCCTTTTGTGAAATTGTTAAAAAATCCACCGTTATCTTGTTTTTTGTTTGTATTGCTATCATCCTCTCCATCTTCACCAACAAACTCTTCGTCTTCATCATTTTTGTTGTTAGTTGTAATTTCTTTGTTTGATTTCTGTGTAGATGTTGTGGATTCAGTTTTTGCTTGTTCAACACTTGTTTTTGCCTCTTGACCAATAGATTTCATGCCGGCCTTTAGATTATTGATTGCAAGCGATAGTGATTTTATACTATCAACTACATCCTCAACATCATCACTAATAAATCTATATATTGGTGTTAGTAATTTGCTGTGGCCAGTATACTCTTCATATACCTTGTTTTTTGCGTTGGAATTGAATTGATTACAGTATTGTATCACCTTATCCATTGAGCCAATAAGTAAATTTGTTATTGAGTGCGCATCTTGAACCATACTATCGTTTGTATCTTTGTTATCTTCTTTCATTGTTGATACTATTTCGTTGTATTTTGTCGCTATATTTGCAAGAGTAGTGAGCTCTTTTGTAAAATCATCCAAAAACTTGTGCTGTGGGCCTTCTGGTATTTTAGTCTTTATGTCGTCAATTTGTGATTTTGTGTCATTAGCGTTATATGCAATTCCTCTGACTTGTGGTGTGGTTCTTGCAATTGCTGCTATCAACCCACCAGCAGCGGATCCAAGTTCTATGCCTATGATTGGCTGTCCAAGAAATGCTCCAACAATAGCTCCAACAAGTGCACCAGTAGATGCTCCTCTAGCTGTCTCCCAGATGTCGCCACCCTGTTCTTTTAGCCAGTCTAGAACACCGGCCTCTACATTAAACTTTTTTTTTTCGTTATTTAATCCATCAATACAAACATCTGCAAGTTTTCTTATCTCTTCATTGTTAGTATTATCCATATCATTTGCAAGCCTAATGAGTTCCATAAGCAATTCTTTATGAGCATATCTTGTTTGATTGGAAATACTATCGCTTGGTTTCCTTGCGATATTACACATAATGTTATTTCGCTCAATATTATTCTCAACTAATGCATTTATTCTATCGTATGCTGGCCCAATAACAACTGGCTTGGGATGAGCAGCTTCCATAATATTAAACTCGTATTTTGGAATTGTATCTGATTTAATGCCGTAGAGGGCCTCAATTGTTGAAATATCATCGCTTCCCATTCTTGGATGCGGGGATTTCTTATATTTTTTGAGCTTTGAACTTTCTTTTGGCGAATCGTATTGAGATTCTGTATCTTCCTCTGCCGAAGATACTAATCCAATTTCCTCTGCAATTTTAGCATACTCATCAAATATATCACTTCGCATAATGTTATTCCTTGTTATTGATATAGTAATCTTGGCCTTGTTGTGATTGTTGATTTTGTTGTTGGCTATTTTCCTTTTCCCATGGACTGCTCTCTAAATACCCATTAACAATTGCCGAAACCACATCTGCTTTTCTTTGATATGGGCGCGGGATTGAAAACATACCAAGTCCTGCCGCAAGCCTGTTCCTCTTGTTGAATTCTGCCAACATATTTTGATATGCTGATGAAGAAACAATATCACTGTATCTGCTTTGTAATTGTGGATATATGTTTAGTATCCATGATTTTAATATTGGTTCTATATTTGCTCCCTCTCCATCTTCAATCCAGACGCCTGATAAATTATTTTGATGCACTGCAAACATATCCGGTGAAGCATTTGGGGAAACTATAAGCTTAAATATCTTGGCGTTAGCATTTGGATCAGCATCTGGTGTTGTAGATTTGTCTTTCATATATCCAACAAGACCTGTGATGGCGCCGGCTACTGCAACAAAGCCACAAGACACTAATGCCAACTTTACTGCAAACGATATAGTTCTAACGAAAAACATTATGAGTTTTCGAATAAGACCCTGTTTTCCTGCAAGCTTTGTAATATTTGGATCTGATTGTAATTTGATTGCTAATGCTTTTAATTCGTGAGCATTTTGCATATTGAAAGAAAACTTTTTTGATAGGTTATTTAACTTCGATGTATCCATTTCTCCGGTAAAACTATCCTGAAATGATTGATTAACAACATCATTTACTTTTTGTGATATATCTTGTTGTGTTAATTTTTTTCCTGAATTTATAATACTGGTTGCGAATGTTGAAGCCCAATTCCCTATCTTACTCCAAACTGATACCCAATTAACACCGAGGGCTTCTGCTACCGTATATAGAATTGACATCCATTTAAAACCCATACTCCACAATAATCCCCTGCCGAATAATGATGCAAGAGACGCAACTGGTTTGTTCTTATCAAAATGTTCTGCTATATATGATTTAATGCCTGACTCAACACTTCCCATAATAGAATTTTCTTGTGCAAATGAAAGCAATGAGCTATCTTTTTCTATTAGGCTCTCTAAAATAATTGTGTCTGCGAGGTATTCAAGATTTGCATTCATTTACCGCCGCCCAGCAATATTGTTAATTTGCGTAACGAAAGAGTGAATTCTGTTTACATAGTCTTGGCCACGTTGTATTTGCTCTCTAAATAATTCAGGATCATCAATTAACTTAACTGGACTTCTACTAAGTACCATTAGTATATAAGATAGCTTTGTACAAATTGGTGCTAATGATAAAAGAAGATTTCTTGCTTTTCCAAAATCACCATCGGCAAAACTATCTACAAATTGAGAAACACTTGTATTAACCGAGAGAGAAAAACCACCTTCTGCTGCTGTTGTGTTAGCCGCGGCTTGTTGGTAGTTTCTTAATAGCGTATCTGCCGCATAAACATTAGCAGATATAACATTAATGAAATTTTGATTTGCGGCATTAAATGTTGGATTTTCGATAAGAGCCGATGCCTGCATAAGAAATCGTCTAAATGATGCTATTGATATAAGATCATTATCCAACTCAAATGGCATAATAAGTTCTGGCTGGCCACCTGATTGCTGTAATGATTTCTGTATATTTGGATCAACTTCCTTATTAGAAACCATTTGAATATTTTTATTTTCCGGTTGTGTTTGCTGATTTTGTTGTTCTTTTTCTTTATTAGGATCTACTGGCAATGGCTTTAATTCTTGCTTTTGCTCTGCCGGCTTTTCTTCCTTTTTTTCTTCCGACTCTAAACCTGTATCAAATGCTGGATTTGTATTGGCATCTTCAATTAATTTTCCAACAAGTTCTTGAAAATATAAATTACCACTAGCATAAGCATTCTTTCTTAATGTCTTTAAGAATTCAATAAGCCCCTCTCTCCAAACTTGTGGCCTGCCTATTTCACCAACATAATTAACCTTCTCATCATTTGGATCTTTTTTTGTTGTCGTACCTACTGGAGTGCCCCTCTGTTCTGCTGGACTCCCTGGCTGGACTGGTGGCGGATTTAAATAAGCAACCCTATGTCCATTTACTCTTGTTTGACTTTCTGCCAACCATAGTAAAAGAGAATTAAGGCTAAATAAATTCTTTTGAAATATTTTACCTTTTTCCCCAACATCATCCATAGAAACATTAACTGATGAATATGATTGACGAAGATTTTGTACAAGTTTTAATGCGACCGATTGTAATTGATTTGCTGGAACATTAGCTTCTTTTGCTGGCGGTTGAGCAAAATGATTTACCTGCTGCTCATTTTGTTGCGCAAGTTTATTCGAGGCTTCTCTCAAAAAATTGTCTATGAAATTTTCGTTGTATGGCATTTAATAACCCTTTGGTGGTTCTTGCATTTGATTTTTATTGTCGCCCATAGTTTTAATTTTTTGCTCAACATAATTTAATAACTCATCCCTTGCGGCCGGATCTTGAACTGGGTCTTTTCCATTTACCGTTATTCTATTGTTCATAATAAACTTATTAAAACCTTCTTTTGATGCTAATGCCAGAACATCTAATGGTATTGTACCGGCACCACCAACAATATCCTGTGGCATAAAAAATAATGTTTTTGATGCAGACGTCCTTAATGCTTCAAATATTTGTTTATCTTGTGCATTATATTCTGCTTTATTACCGAAACCAGCATCAAACGGCTTCTCTTGTCTAACATAAGCGCTATACTTTCCTTGCTCCACTGTCATCGCATGCATAAAATCTCCGACAAGTTTCTTAATCTTTGCTATATTTTTAGTTATTGCGGCAGCGGCTTTGGGGCTATTAGTCTGTGTCATATCAGATTTAAATTCATTTAGGTCTGCTTGTGTATAGTTTTGTGAATTAATTTGTAATTTTGTCATAAGATTAAACATTGCGGATGTTATTGAATATAGGCCATTTAATGCTGTTGTTGTCATCGACCCCCAAATACCATCAGGCTTACTAACTCCCTGTGTATTTTTTACTTTGCTTAGTGTTTTTAGCGATTCTATAAGCTGTATAAAATTTGTTGGAGTTTCCTTTTTAGTTTGTTTATTTGCTGTTTCTGGTACTTGTTTTTTATTTACATACCTGTTCATCATAAATGACATAAATGAATCAGCACCATGCTCATAACTTTCACCGTATTGTTGCGGATTATTCTCTCTGTAATTTGGATCTTTATTAAACATTGGGTAATATTTAAATGAGTTATACAGATCTATTATTGCTGATTGCATTTGTTTTGTTGCAATATTAGCAGACACGACATGATTTACATTTGGTTTTCCAACTGGTGAAATTGGAGCTTTGGTTGCTTTGCCTGGTGCCCAAGAAATAAAATTGTCTGGAGGTGGTGGAGGTGGTGCAGCAAATTTTTTCATATTATACTAGTCTCCAGGAGGTTGCGAAATCATTTATACTTTTCTCTGCTTCTGCAACTAAATTATCTACTTCTGGTGTTAAGCCTTCTTTATTTACTCTTGAAATTAAAATTTTAATTTCATTTATTTCATCATTAATATATTTTGTTCCTATTTGATTTTTAGAAACTTTAATTGAATATTCTTTTAATTGTGATATTAATGAGTTTAATTTTTCAATAACCTGAACAACATTAGTTTTCTCTGGATCAGCTTGTATCGCTTCTTCAGTATCCTGTGCAACTTGTGTTTCGTGTTCTATTGACTGTATTTGTTTAATTGCAGTACTAAATCTATCAGAATATTTTTTCAATAATGGAAAATACTTTTGTACATCTTGTGATTGCTGCTCTTGTTTCCCGGGAGAAAAAACTGCGTCAAATGAAAACATGCTTGGAGCAATAGAAGATTTTAAATTGTTCATATCGCTTGTTAGGTATGATGAAAAATCTTCGAATTTATGAACTTCTTTTTTATCTAAAATTCCTTTTAACATATTAAAATACTGATCACCTTCTCCAATATCTTCTCCGACCTTGCTTTTCACCATATCATACACATTACGATATTTTTCTATAGCGTCTAATGCGATGCTATATGGATCGCTTTGAGCTTGCGCCTGTGCTAAAAAACTTGCACCTAGCACAATCTTGCATTGATCAACATATGCAGCGAGCTTGCCGGTTGGTTGTTTATTTATAATATCAACTATCTTTTTATGTTTTGATATTTCAGTTTCGACATCTCCAAGTTCGCCATCAGCCACATTATGATCTCCTTTTGGGTGGGCTTGATTAACTAAGTCTTCTCCATCTTCATCGTGAGCTCTATATAGGTGTGTATTGGCAGCCGACTTGTATGTTATAAACTTGTTTTCAAGATCGTCTGCATGCTTAACCATTCCTTGTTCTCGAAGGTTTGAGCATAGTTTTAAGATGGATTCGTCAAGAGATAGTTCAATTGCTTTTTTTGGAGACATTTTTCCTATTATATTATATACTTCATGCCAATATTTATATTGTTCGTCATTCTCTTTATAATCCATTTTGTGAAGATGAGCCATTTCTTTTGCAATTGCTGGCGAAGAATAACGATTTAACATTCCCTTAGCTGCCTCTTCTGGAGTTGCTTTTGCCAAGGATTGCATTAGTTCAAGGTGTGGTATATCAGCAGCGGTATATGTCATTGATTTGGCTCCGAAATATAATGGGAGGTTTAGTGATATGCCATAATAATAGTATTAGATTATTAAGACATTACCATAATAATTGTATAGTTATTATAACCACAAAAATTGCAAATTGGAAATAATTGGGCTAGGTGGTGCGGTAATTATAGCAATAGCCGGATAATTTGGAGCTGGTTGACGAGTAGTTAATAGCCCTATTTCACTAACAAAAAGATTTGCATTTAATGGATATATTTGAGATGTTTCAAATTTATCCGTTTCTGCTATCATTCTTTGGAACCATACTGTAACCCTATGTGATCCCTTTGTGCTATCATCGCCTATTATATTTGGAATTTGGTATGTATATCTTACATTGGTTTTTATTGAGTTTGGAAGACCTGTTCCTAGAAGATCAAAATTCAATGGAGTGCCGGCAGGAAAAATTACAACTCCGTTTCTTGGTATTAACTGTACACTAACTGGTATTGAAATAAAACTAAGTGGAAGGATATTGGGATTATTAAGCTCCATCTTAACATCATTTGGGGTTACGAGTTGATTATTTCCATTTAGAACACCGGCCATTGGTGGAGTAATAACTGTCTCATCCCAAGAAACCGCTGTAAATGCTTTTGTTTTTATGTCATCTATTATGCCAAACGGTGCTGCGCCATTTGATACTGTTCCTACTACTTGATTACCAATTACAGTAAGTCCCAAAATCATTCCTGGTTCAAATTCAGCTGACTCATCAACTGGGATCGACCAGGGCAACGTATTCCCAACTGCTATAAGCCGAAGCACGATATCTCCTTAATTTTATTTAACATTTTATATATCTTTCTGTCAACATACTCTACTTACTATATATCACCATATTACATCTTTATAGCAAAAAGGCGAAAACCAGAAAAGATTTTCGCCCTATATTACAATTTAATTACTTTACCGCCTTCTACCTGGCCTTACTGTATCTCTTCTTGTCTCTAAAATATCATTCCAATTTTTCGTCTTTGGCTCAAAATGTCTAAAATTTGGCTCTCTCTGTTCAACTCCTCTTGGCGGTAGCATTGCGTGTCTTGGTGCCGGATCAAATTCTTCATCGTCAAAATCTTCGTCCTCATCTAACAAATCGTGAAAACGTCTTGCCAAATCTTGTTCGTGTTCGTCTTTATCGTATTCGTTTGTATAATTATCATCTACATCATAGGCGCCCATATCGAAATGGTCATCATCGGCATCCATACACATTGAACACATACAGCTGTCATGATGGCCATCATCTGCGAAATTATCATCAGCATTAAAAAGTGAACCATGATCTTTCATATTATCTAACATTTTTTCAGGTGTTAGATTTTTTGTTGCTGGATCGCTTTTCTTTGATTTGCGTCGTGATTTACTTTTTGATTTTTTTGACTTTTTGGATTTTTTTTTTGCTACCACTTCAAGCAATAGCGTGGTTGCTTCCGCCTCATTACGAAGTCCAAGCTCATCAAAAATTTCGGCAACTGCATTGAGGTGATCTAATGCAGCAGCGAATTTATTTATAGCCTCAGCCTGTTTCTCAATACCATTTCCAACAAGATGGCTTTCCATAGACTGTTCTATTTCTGCTGAAAAATCCTTATTGTTGAACATTATTATACCTGTTTCAGATTGTATTTTTTACCTGGTAATTGATTTTGCTGAACTAATGTATTTATTGTAGACATGACCGCATCAAATGCTTTTTCTTGTCCTGGCTTAAAACGAACGAGAACATCACGAACTCCCATTTGAGCAGAAGGCATAACCTCTAATGCTACTATGGCCGGCCTAACATTCTGATCTAGTGCTCCAAGAATAATATCAGATTCTCGTTTTGGTGCGGCCTTTGGTTCCATGTGTTGTGGGGTCGGCTGAACTTGAGCTTCTGATTTCTTTGACTTTGATTTCTTGTCGTCCTTTTTGCCTTTACCTTTTTGAGCGTCGCGCATTTTCTTCATGCGCTCTTTCATGTCCATTTTTTTGCCGCCCTTTGATTTAGACTTGTCTTCTTTTGACTTCTTGTCAGATTTTTTAGATGACTTTGCTTTTGCTTCAACAATCAGTTTATCTGCCAATAGAATTGACATAGCGGATATTTTCTCATAACCAGCATCATCTAGAACTTCGGATATTTTTAGCAGAGAATGAAATGCATCTCGAACTGAATTTGACGATTTCTTTGTTTCTTTGACTGGAGGTGTAGTTCCTGGTACATACGGGGCATTAATCCCTTTTCCTGATGGTGCTGGAAATGTATCTATTTTATCATCTGGAGCATCTGCATTATTAGTATCATGACAATCGCAATTACATTTGTCATGCTTTGTGTTTTTGCATTCACAATGTTTGCAGCTGGCAGTTTTAGAAAAGCTTTTAACAAGCTCCTTCTCTACTTCCGTCTCTGCGTCTTCTTCAGAAACTTTTTTAAATGCAAGTTTCTCGAGCATTGAAGAAGTTGAAAACATTTGTTTGTTCTCTTCACTGTTTAATGCTTTGTCCATTTCTACTGCTAGTAAATTAGATAGATCTATTTTCATTTGTATGCCTTATTTGTTTCGTTTAGTATTTGCGGCCTGAAAACGCTGCATCGAGTTCTGACTGAAAATCACCTGTTGAGCCTGGTGCTGAATATGTTTCACCAGTTCCAATTAGTCCTACTTGTGGAATAACTGATGCTTCTTTACGAAGAGAAACGGGGGCTGACTTTGCGACAACTCGTTTCATACTATCAAATGCCTCATCATTCCATTGCATTATTTCGTCAACCTGAGCGCTAACTGATGTTCTATCATCTGTTATGATCCCACGTCGTACCATATCATTTGCAAGTTCGAATGCTCTTGCAACTTTAACTTTGTAGGATTTCATTTCTTCATCAGCTTTTGCTTTCATTGTTTCGGTTGTAAGAAGCTTCGCAAACTCAGAACCTTCTTTACCAGCTTGTCCATAATATTGTTTCCAATATTTAACAACTTCTGGATCGAGACCCTGTGATATTAGTGAGTCAAGTTCATCTTTCGAAACTTTACCCTCTGAAATTAGAGTATTGAGTCTCTCGGCTTCTTTGCGAACTTTTGGTTCTGCTCGTGCAACTTCGAGATCATGCTTGTGTTGTTCTTCAAGTGTTTCAACAAGCCCAAGACTATCAGATGGTTTTACGTCAAGTTGTGTTTGACCATCAGAAAGTTTATCAGCCTCATCTAACATGTCTGTGTATTTAATGCTCTCTGCTGTTTGCACTTCTCCATCCTCCTCTTTGCCGGTTGCATCAGCCGCGAGTTTTGCCCGATAAGCTGAACGACCTTGTTTGGTTGTTAAATCGAATTGTGCCATTTTTTCTGGTACAGCTGTTGCGCCAGATGGAATTGAACTGCCAGGTGGAAGCTCTATCATTGTATCATTCATATCAGCGACATCTCCTTCGTCGTGAAGTGGGTGATCATGGTGATCTAGACCGTCATCTTCTCCGAAATCTAGTTCTTGTTCTGGATCTAACATATCCTCTCCACCTTCTTCATCGAAATCATCGCTAACACCGGGGCCGTCGCCATCTGCCATATGAAGGTTCTCGTCACCAAGACCATCAATTGCAAAATCATTATCTACGTCGGCAGAAAACATATCATCTGCATCATTTTCGTCTTCGTCAGCTTTTTCTTCTGATTTTTTCGATGACTTTGATTTATCTTCTTTGGAATCTTTTTCATCTTCTTTTGATTTCTTTGCCTTTTTACGAGCATCATTCTCATCTGCAAATGTGTCTTGTGCCTCTTCTGCTCTTTTAACAAGACCAGCAGTTCCGCGTGTATATTTGCCAAATGCCTTCATTAGACCTTCGCCATCTGCAACTGCCTTTTTTGCATCTTCAAATGCGTCTTCAACAATTGTATCTACATAATCTTTGTTGACTGTGTTATTAGTTTCAACAACTGATGCTATTAAATCTAGTTCTTCTGCATGTTCGCGAAGTTCTGATAGAGATTTCTTTGCACCTGATAGTAATGCAGAATTTAGCTCTTTTCTCATCTTGTATAGTGGTGCCAATGTATCACTTGCAGCTTTTGGCATTGCCTCTAGACCCTCTTCCATATCTCCCATTTGAGACTGTTCGCCTGTTAATGAACGAACTGCCTCAAGTAGATCAGAAGAAAGATCACGAACTTTTTCTGCTAATTTATTTGCGGCTTCTTTTGGATCGCCTTTGCCACCCTCATCTTCTGGTGCTGGTTCTGACATATTATCATTGGCTGGAGGAGCGCCCATATCTGGCATTGCTGGAGCTGGACCTGCTCCACCTGCGTCTGCTGGAGCCCCTGGTGTTGCAGCTGGGCCTGCAACCGCTTGGCCTTTTTTGTATGTTAAGGCTGCCTGTGAAAGACCGTTTGTGCGTATTCTATCTAGCATTTTTGATCCGAAATCCCTTGTTGCAATTACATCAAAAAGGACTTCACTTCGTCCGCCTGAAATCTCATCAACTGAAGCTGTGAATACAAGTTTCTCACCTGCATCGTTTTTAGCATATACCTGCCATGCACTTTCACCTAGATTATCGGTGCCATCAACATTTGCTACACGAACAAAACGTGCTTTTAGAGAAGCTCGTTGTAGAAGTTTTTTACGTGCTAATTCATCTTTTTGATCAGCCGAAAGTGGTGATGGATGTAAACCTTCGACATCGCCAACTCCTGGAAATGGTTTTTGTCCAACCATTTGTTTGTCTTCTTTTTCGCGAAGTTCTTCATTTAGGCCGTCAACTGGATACTTTTGTTTTCCTGGCGTAGGCTCATTAACTCCACCACCACCTTGAAAATATGCCTCTTTTTGATTCATTATGGTCTCCTTGGCTTTTTGTAATGCTGCAGCTCTTCGCATAGAACGTTCCTCTTGTTCGGCACGTGCTAACATCTTTTTGCGTTCAAGTTCATCTTTTTGATCAGCTGATTCTGGGCTTGGATGCAGACCGTCGACAGCTCCTACATCGGGGAAAGGTTTTTCACCAACCATATGCTTGTCTTTTGACCGCATATCTACATTCTTCGGGTCGACGGGATACTTTACTTGACCTGGTGTTGGTTCGTTTACGCCGCCGCCACCTTGAAAGTAAGCTTCTTTGTTCATATTATCCTTAGTCATAGTTTCCTCTTTGTTCCTGTGTAGTTTGTAAAGACTGCTTTCCATATTACGGAGCCGCACTTCCAATGCTGCTCTCAAATTCTTCACTTCATTTATCAATGCATCATTATTACTATCTGACGCAAGTCTTTCTGGAATATTTAATCCAACTGAATTTTGATCTACTTCATCGGTTGGTGTATTATATCTACCGGATGACATACCATAGGGGGCGTCTGCATCTTGTTTGTCAGTATTTTCTTCAACTATCTCTTTAAGCTCTGCAAGTTTTTCGTTTGCTTTTTCCAAGTCTTCTTCTAACTGTTCCAATCTCTGTATTTGGTCTGCCTCTAAATTAGTAGCGTCCGCCAAAATAGTTAACTCTTGTTCCTTTGCTGCTAAATGATTATTGACAGTATTGGCTGCGGCAATAATGGTTCGTATCTTTGCTTGTGGGTCTGCCCCGTTAACAACAATAGAAAGTTCAATTGGTTGTAAGTCTACATTAATTTCACCATAGCATGATTTTGATCGCATATGGGAACAAAAGTCATTCTCTGTTTTAGCAACAGTTCCACAATCTGAGCAAATAGCTTTTCCTACTGCCGTACCCATTGATACACAAGTTGAGTATCCGAGAGAGACTTTCTTAGCAAGATCGGGATATGTTACCTTATCTAATGCACATAGTCCAATCACGCGTTTTAGAGAGCGATCATAATATGTATCTAAAATTATTCCTCTTATAGCCTCTACTGATGATGATTTATGATCTACACATAATGGTCTTCCAACCCACTTTTTATAAGCTTTTAGCAATTCTTCTTCTGGGAATATGTCTCCATTAGAATTTTTATATGGTCGCAAATTTACATCGCTGCATACCCATTTCCAAGACTCGCCTTTTTTCTCCCAATTAGAAACTACTGGTTCTCCACGTGATGTGAGTTTTGGAGTTCCATCAGCGTTTACTAATGCTGCTTCGGCGCTATGCATGAAGACTGCTGAAAAATATAAAAATTCATCTGCTTTTGGCGCAATCCTTTTTAATGACCCTGCAATTTTTCTAAACCGTTCCTCTATAACTGGATCGGCAAAAACTGAATCAACTGATTGAATATTATTAGATCCAATAACTTCTGTTTCTCCAATTTTTATAAATCCAGTAGTAAGCATTTATTTTATCTCCAACTCTTTATTAACTTTTATTGTAGCTTTCTTATGCTTACTTTTTACTGATTTAATAACAGCTTTAAGTGATATGGCAGTTTCTTCATCACTTATTTCGCCAGCCACTACGATAGTCGTTATTGGATTTGGATCACCAACTTTTATGAACATATTTTCTCCGAGTATTACTTGTATGCTTAATTATTGCTAAATTAATATTATTGTGATTAACCAATATTACTTATGCTATGATATTGATATTAATGATGTTGGCTGTATTGTTTGGCTTATACAACTTATATTTGGATAATATATAAATGGTTGATATGGAATTATTTGAGGTATAAGTGGATTAATATATGGAGTAGGTATATATTGTGTTGACTGTAGTTCTGTTGGTTTACAATCACAATAGTCAATATGAGGAGCGCATACTTTATTGCACCGAATACATATCCAACTTATTTTATTATTCATTTTGTTTGTCCTCATTTTTTAATTTGGAATTGCGCTCTTCTACTAATTTTATAGATTGTGGAATTTGTTTTTCTACTTTTTTACCTATTTCCTCGCTTACCGAGTCTGTCCAATTTTTTGCTAGTATATTTTCTTGTACATGAGTTTGTATTCTTTCGCTAATAATTTGTTTTGTTTGTGCAACTTCTTTTTTTATTGCTTCTACACCCTTAACTACTGCCGGGGCAAACTCTTTCGATTTCAAATCAGAAAAAATATCTATGAAATTATTAACACTTTTTTCTAAATCTCCAATAGAAGAAACAAAACTTTTCTGTAATTTAATAATTTGAGTGTCTGCACTAAATGGCTGCATAAGTAAAAAACACTTAAATGCTTGTTTCTTAAACACATTAAAATTATCAGCTACTTTATCACGAAAACGTCTTAGGGCAGCGCGGGCCTTAAAAGTTTGCTCTGGTGAAACATTTGAGTTATCTTTAAATGGTACATATATTAGCGATATATGCTCATCACAAAAATCTAATATTTTTATTAGGTGATCAAAATACGCAATCATTTTAGTGGCTTGAATTTTTTCTTCACCAGACACCTCATATGAAAGTTGAATTCCAAGTGATTTTTTGCGTTTATTCACATTTCCTTTACTATCTATATATCGTTTTATTGCGATTTTTAAATGAACCCGCCGCCAACCATAGATGGGCCAGCACCATTTATTCCTTGTGTATTTTGATCATATTGTCCAACGCCAGGCATTTCATTATTTTCTCTATCATCATTTAACGAGCTATCATCTAGTCCATAATCCTGTCTACTCTGATATTGTTCTGGAAACCCCTGATCGATCTTGCCATATGGATATGCTCGTGTACGGTAATCCTCAAGCGGACTCCATGATAACTGGCTTTCATAATCACTGCTTCCATAAATACCTGGTTCATCACGTTCATTAGACACAATATCATATGCATTGTTAACATCTTGTTTTACTTTTTCTTTGCATCCACAAGCGTCTTTCATTATTTTCATATACATCCTTACAACTCCGGGGCCGACACCAATACCAAATCCAAATTTCTTTGCCTCTTTTAATGCTTTGCCACAGCTCCAACCGTCTTCTTCTATTCTATATAATGCAATTGCTAAACCAGTACGATCTTTACCAGCTCTACAATGTATAAATGTTGGGCCATCATCAAATAATTTTGGTATATCTTGGCTTAAAAACCTAACAAGAGATGCTTTTTTTCCTACTGTTATTGGAAGCATAATGTGTTTTATACCAAGCAATTTACAAGCTCTAGATATTCTACTACCAGATATTTCATCTAGACTGATTATTTTTTTAATGCCGTATTTATGTTTTAGCATTTCTACATCTTTTATACTTGGAGCTCCACCCCTGAAAATGCCAGGTTTAACACGCGCGAAATTCTGAATCATAAATACCTCGCAATACTATTTAAAACTGCGCGTATATATTGTGGCGAGTGTTCTAGTAGAATTGTTTTTAATAGCCCAATAGAATGGCCTAGTGCCGCGGACGGTGGTGTTTTTTTTCCTGAGATTTCATATTCATTTAGATAGTATATTTTTTTTCTTAAATTCTCAATTGACTTTTGCCTCCGGACAGGTGATATACGCTTAACAAGGAACCTAACCAAATCAGCTAAATATTTCCCCGCATAGTTTGCGTCTCCCAAATCAATAGCTGCACCAATTTTTTTCATTGCCTCCTTATCGTCTTCAAATGAAATACATTTTAATGCTTCCGATAAAACGTTTTCTGGCTCTTCAGAACCTGTAAGTAGTGCAGCATCAAAAAGAGACTTAAACTCTTTCTGGAACTTTTTAACAACATCATCGTCATAATTCTTTCGTAGGTCGCGCATAGTTGATGAATAGCTATCTTCATTTGCTATTTTAACAACAGCTTTCATTCCACAAATGTTATCGAAGTCTTGTGCATATGATAATAATTTTGATACGTTAACCATCTGCTTTTCCGGCCAAAATTAGCTTTCTAACTATAATTGCATGTTTAGAATGTAAAAATATATCCGATAACGATCCTTTACCATTTACTTCTGATATTGCTCGTATTTGGAAAAAATTTATATATACACGGTTTTCTATCTTAAGTTGTTTAGATATTGAATCAAAATAGTAGCAGTCTAATATAATGAACCTATCTAATACGTCAATTAGTTTTCCGAATATACTACAATTTACTGGGACAGAGAAATCATCGAAGTTTATTGTTTCTGACTGGTCTCCAATATAAAATTCCAAAATTTTTCCCTTGTATTTTTGTAGTAGTAAATCAGACATTTTTTCCAGATTGTCTACGTTTCCATTAGTGAATGTCTCTAATGGGTTGTCTGGTTGCGTCTTATCTGGTTTATACATTTGATCCTTTTATAAATTTTAGATGGAACTTTCTATAATTAATATCAGATAACCTAATGCCCAATATTTGATACGACGGATTTTCATTTGCCACCACAAACGAATATATTTTTATACCACCAATTGATTTTGTTGCATTTTCAAACACATTAGATATAGCTAAAATAAATTCTTTAATAACTTCTAATCCTATTTTTTCTTTGGCCGCAACTACACATTTGATTTCAACATTATTTCCATCTGTATATATTTCTGAATTTGCATCAATTTCTTCTTTTGCTGCTAATGAAAATATTCTTGCAAACTCTAACTTAGAAGAAAAATCACCATCTGAATCAATAGATATTATATATGCTGTATTTGGATATTGGATTCCATATTTACTTATTGACGCTTCCGATTGTGCATTACCAATTAGTCCGTCGATCATATGTTCTATTTTCTTAAAAAACGCTGACAACATACCGCCAGCCCCCTCTTGTTCATTATCTTGTGTTGGTATTCCATTTATTGACTGATCAAATTTAGCATATACTCCATTATTATTTAATGCTTTTTTCTTGCCTCCAACTATTTTTGCAATATCACTATACGTTATTTTGCCATCATTATCTAAATCTAATCCTTCATTATCTTTATATTCTCTTGGATATTTTGCACTATCTACAATAACTGCATTCGGATCGCCACGCATTACTGCCGGATCTGATAATGCAACTGGCCAAAAATTACCAATATATAATTGTGTTGCCGAATTAAATTTTCCTGTATGTTTTATATTCTGAAAATATCTTTCTATATATGGTAATTGCTCTTCACCAGACAACTTACCAAATTCATTGCTAGTTCCAGTCCATCCAACATTTTTTAGACTTGATGGCAGAAGTTGTGTTAATCCTCTTGCAGAATATTCCTTGCCATTTTTATCATGTCCTATTATACTGGGATCTAATGCCGACTCTAAATACATAACCGCAAGCATATCTTTTGGGTTTATACCAAGTCTATCACACATTTCATTTAGTTTAATATAAAAATTTGAACTTAACTTATTACTAGTTCCTGAATTATACGATACTCGCCGTGTCTCATTTGCAACAAGTTCATATAAACCTATGCCTGGATGTTTTTTTGGATTCTGTGAGTTGGAACCGTGAATTTGATATCTTGCTATATATTTGCGTCCCTCAAAATATAATGGTATTTCGGAAGGCATTTGCCAATTTTCATCCACCGCACGAGATAATATTTTTTGTGCAATCCTACCGAGCTGTGTAGACACCTCGTTTGCAACCTGGTATCCTGCTGGCGGCGTATACATATCATTAGACTTACGAGGACTAGTAATATGATAATTAGAAACTTTGTATGCTTTTTTGACTGGCATAATTACTCCGCCAAAAAGTTTCTACTTATTGTTCTCAATGATAGTGTACCATTAGATAATGATAATCTACATAATACCTTAAATTTCGCTATACCATTTAGTGCTGGGTTTATGTCTTTTAAATTAAGATATGTATAAATTTCGATCTGTCTGTCTAATGGATTGTGTGTATCGTCGGATTGGTTATTATTTAGCACAACACCACGAACTGCTGACTTTCGTATTTCATTTATGATGGCAGCCTCTAATGACATATCTAGCCCACCGACATCCATATTAAGATCATATAGTCGCTTAACAAAAATTGAAGCTATATGTCTAGCTGCTTGTGGCGTAACCCTAATTCGATCTGCACCAATAGCTGATAGAACAGGAATTGAAGTATATCTTTGATCGACGCGACCTTCTTTCATTCCCGTATCTAATGGTTTTTTTCTTTCGACAGGCAAATCTCCTAAAAGGTCTGGCTCATCTTTTTTTTTTGGTTGTTCTGGTATTTTGGTAACTGGCTTTAATGGTTTAGAGAAATCAAATATTCCGGCAATTTTATAATCCTCAATTAACCCTTCTGCAACTGCAAGCAGTTTTAAACTTAAATCCGGATCGCTATCTTCAAGTTTTTCAGAATATGCAAGTATCTCTAATGCAATAGATTTTGGATCGTCTGCGTCTGCTAGTTTTTCAATGTTAGCTATGAATTCTGCTTTATTTCTCTTTAATTCTAACGGTATATTGTCGCGATTTCCTGGCCTAATTTTTGTATTCTCTTCATCTTGTTCTTTACTAAGCATATCTTGTAAATTACCGGGTGCATACATGCTTTGCTCTGATCCAGGAGCAACTGGGATTGGCCGACCCATTTGAGATCGCGCTGGGGTGTTTGGCATGGCTGGTCGTTGTCGTGCAGCATTTTCTCTTTGTTTTGCCGCATCTTGTTCCATTTTCTTTGCTTTGTTTTGCTCAACTTCTGCTAATAATTTTTCGTGTTGTTCTTTTAATGGAACTATGCTTTTTGTATAGAATGTAACGAACTGATCATGATATCCTGCAAACTTTGATATAAATGTCTTTGCCGCGATCACATACTGATCAACATTTCTTTTTGCTAATGCTGTTGCTAATCGTTTAAATATACCAAGTAAAAATTGTAAAAATTTTACTGTTCGCACTACCATTATATGTGTGCTTACTTTTAGATCTTTTAAGAAGGCAATAGAAAATTTCTTTTCCATTTGTCTCATCGCAATTCCTCGCTGTGTAGTGAGGTTGTGTGCCATGTCATCTAGTGGCGAGCTCTCTATTTGATTAAACCACCAATCGGAAGGGCCTGCTTGTTTTTTTAGTGCGGCGGTAATAATTTTGTCATCAACTAATGAAACATCACCAGTATCTTCGTCTTTAATTTCTATTTCTTTATTTGGATCATAACCAAATAGTTTTTCTTTTTGTTCGTCATCAAACTGATCAAGTAGAAATTTGTAATGCTTCATGTCAACACTACCAATAAACTTCTTTAATTCGGCAGCAATCCACCGGCAGCGCTCATGAAATACTGATATGCTTGTTGCCGATTGTAAATAATCACGCCTATTTACAAGAGATTTTGACTGATTAACAATCTTCTTTATTTGATCTGCGTGTGATCTAACTCGTTCATCTGTGGAACGTAATTTATCCATCATCTTCTGAAAATCTGGATTTATACTCTCAAGTATCCTTCCAGAAACATTAGTCTTTTCATGTAGTTTATTTAGTAGTCCACGACTTTGTGAAAATTTATCCATTATAATTCTCCCAATATAATAGAATATGCTAGATTATGTATAGTGAGAATATCTCTATTTTGCTGGTGGAGCCGGTGGTAGAGATCCCGCGGGACCTGCTGGTGGAGTCCCTAATCCTGCTCCCCCAGCTGGGCTTGGGGGCGCCCCTAATCCCATATCGCCGCCCATCCCTCCTGGGGGCGCGCCTGGTAATGGTGGTAGCCCGGCCGGCCCTCCTGGCATTTGCTGTCCTGGCTGCTGCACAATAGAGCTTGGGTCTTGTCCTGGTAAAGCGTAAATTTGTGTTTCTGGTATCTCATCCTCATCTCCTAATGCCCTTAATTCATTCAATGGCATAATTGCAAGAGATGCTAATTCCTTCGTTCTAATGGCATCAGATATATCCTCTTTCTTTATTTTGCGGCGTTCTTCTTCATATTCTAACCCAAGAGATCTATATAATGTTTGTTGAGATACCTTTTTCTGTTCTCCTGAAAGCTGAACAAGTACGTTAACAAAGTCAGCAGTATCAAAAAGACTCATATGGTTCCAGTCTATTTCTGGTATTATAAGTTTCTTTTGTCCTTCTTCAAAATCATAGAATTCATTAAGCTTTGATATGGGGGCGAAGATCTTTTTTCGCAACCAAACAGAAAGCATATTACGAAATTGCATATATCTCTGACGCAAAACATCAAGCGAAATACCACCATTTGCATATGTAACATCCCCAGACCCGCTCATCAAAACATCTGGTACCATCAACCCCATAAATACCTCTTTAAGTATTTGAGTAATATCACCAGAAGTATCATATATTCCTTGACTATGTCCGGGATATTCTACGGTAACAGCTTCGTGAGTTATGATTTTAAAATCTTTGTCATATTGTGCATTTTCGAAAGTTTCTCTCCAAGCTTCAAGATCTTGTGCGGTTGGTTTATAGTCTGCAGATCCTACTTTAATTAGCGTAATTGGATTGATCATGTTGTCAGCTTGTGCAAATTTTGCCTCTCTAATTTTATCGAACAACATTAACTGACGAAAACAACATACTGGTAGCCCTGTGCCTCTAACTTCATACGGGCTAATTCTTCTCGCCAAATGAGAAATATAAAAATTATCCATTGGTATATTTTCCCCACGTCTAATATGTTCTATTATTGTAGAGTTTAATTGGCTTTTTTGTTCTAAATCTGCTGGCCTATTGCTAAATACAATCCTGCGCAAATTTTCATCTGGGCGCAGCATTATTAGTGGCTCTGATGCAATTACGGATTTTTTAACAACAACATAGTCTGGATTTTGAATTACAAGTCTTGACCACTTTGCATTTCGTTCATCTAATTCTGCATATACAAATGCTTCTCCCAATAACCAATATTCCTGTGCTACTTGAACACAAATGTTCATTAGGTCTATTTCCTCAATCATATCATTAAAAAACTTTTCAATTTTCTTATTTGGACATTTAATACTTAGTTTAGATATCGGATATGTTGAATGTAGATTAATTGCGTTTTGTACGAATGGTTGAAGTGCATAAAATGAACGACACCAAGCATTAATTGTAGCGCGATCACGAGGAAGGTTGAGATTAGACGATAACCATAACGGGGAATAGATTTCTGGTATTTGCCTGACGGTTCCTCCTGGGCCTCTGTATCCACCAGATCCACCAACGCCATCTGTTGATAACACTTGCGCTGTTTTTTTTCTACTACTTGTAAATGAAGTGACGGCAGATAATGGAGTTAATCCTGAGCTATTCATTCCGCCACTACCATCTCTATATAATCCTTTTTCTACTTCTTCTTCTAATCCGGCACGCCTTTCTGCCGATACACTTTTTACCATAGAATTCGTTATTAGAGGGGGCTGTTTTTGAGATACTTTATTTTGCATCTCAATATTACGCCTTAAAAACTGATCATTTAGCTTTCCCATTATAATCCTTCTAGTTATCTATATATCACTAATTATGCCTTCTAACGCATTCTTGGCAAAAATGCAGAGATAACCATTGGCCTCCCACCCTGTTTATCACTCATAAGATTGGGATTTTTGACGCGAAACCCATTAGATACATAGAACTTATATCCAATGTATGCGTTCAATAATGCAGCAAATCCATCATTTGGCTGTGTTCCTTTGACGTAGTGAGGGGTAATATCTCCAGTTCTTGATATACTAGGTTTTATTTCCATACTAGTACAATGTTGAATTAACCACGCTATTTTCTCGTAATCACCTAATGGAAATCTAACCGATCCTTTTTTCATCTGTTCATATAGATCGGCAATCCAGAAGTCTTTTTCGAATGCTATAATCTTTGGGAATACCTGGTCATTAAATTTTATATGGTCATTTACTCTTGGTAATGATTGAGATGATAGAAATTTATCTCCATATTCTGTTTGCAGTATTTCATTGAGATCATTAGCGTATCCAATATCACATACGGCAAGATTACAACCGTATTGTCTCATTAGCTGATCTATAATTCCTTTTTTAGATGCAATATCGTTTCTTTTGAATTTTGTTGCAAACTCAATTGACATTCTATTTGGCCCAGTCATTGCAATAACAACGGCAGTAGAATATGATTGTCCTTGTGGCCTAACCCTTTCGGAATCAACTAGTTGCTCGAGATCATTTTTTGCACCAATATCAATACCAAGAAATACAAGGAGATCTTCAGCGGATGATATAGATGCTCTGAATTTTCTTTGTGGATCACCGCAAACATCTCTAACTTGTTCTGGAGACATAATAGTTGCCTCACCGTGATAGAATTCTCCAAGGACTTCATTTTGATATGCTCGTTCGGTATTAATTGCTGATGTCCCAGGTTTTTCAGATAGGATTTTTTCTTTGGTAAAATCTGGCATTAGAAGCTGATTTATGTGGTAGCCTATTATACTGCACTCTGATGGATCTTTTGTTGCTATCCATTTACCTCTTTCTGCTGCCTCTCTCTTGTCTTGTTCAAATCCACAATGAGTACAACGAACAGTAAACCCATATAGCCAAATACTTTCCCATTCGTCAGAACCGGGCGTATATAGTGGGAAGTGTTTTTTACATTTTTCACATCCAAGATAATAATATTGCTGTGTAGAACGATTCCACATATCATAGAACTCCGAATTGCGAGATTTTGGGGTTCCGAAATATACCTGTATTCCTGATCCAACAGCGCCATACTGAGCCTTTGATAATATCTTTGTTGAATTACCAATAGCAGAAGCCGGCATATCCTGCACTTCATCAAAAAATAAAATATCAGCAGTTCGCCCACGTAGTCTTTGTCCATCAATTCCAACTGATTCAATCCAGATATGATTGCCGCCTATAAATTGTTTAAACTGAAGGCTGTCATTTGTTGGTGACGTTGGATCAAGAAGAGATTGCATATGTGATTTTGGCTTTTGTCCTTTCAACAGCTGTTGATTTTCTGGCATTATTGAAGACGAAATCATACTATTAAGTTTTACTTTGGCGTAAGCATATGCAAGATCCAGTTGTGGAAATGCATGAACAATTCTTATAGGTGGATTATTGTTATTGCCAAATATACCACAACCCATAAAAAACATCTCAAGGGCAGACGCTGTTGTTGTCATTCCAATCTGACGAGCTTTACACATCAATACAGGAAATGCATCTTTTTCTAGCGCCTTTATTCCGATATACCTAATTACATCAGATAGTGGCTTATAACCATTGCGATTTATCCTATACGGTTTTCCATCCAATGTAAGATATTTCTCTATAAAATATATGGGATCAATCGATAGTAGGCGATTTTTAATTTTTTCTAGTACTGCATCTTGCTCTACCATATAAACTACTTTCTACTTTTTAACAGGCTCACATCCTCCAAATGGGTCGTTATCTGCCGATGTATTTTCATCACTACTCGACATATCCAGCTTACCCAAATCTAAATCTTCTTCATTGGTTTTTGGATTTAACATATTAACTTCTGTAATTTTGTCATTAATATAGTGACGCACATCATCTGGCAGATCGTCTCCATCAGGCAGTTTATCTTTTATTGACTTAACCTTTAATACATCATGCACAACACTTTCAACCGAAGCTCCTGGACGATCTTCTACATAATTGTCTATAAATGTTTTTAATTGTGGTATATCATTTAACATCTTTGATTTTTGATGTTTATTAGTTGTCTGATCTTGCGCCTGTTTTTTCTGGTTTATAAGATCTGTTAAGCCAGTTCGTTTTTGCATATCAAGAACTGCCTCCTCGACGGTTGAATATTTTGATTTATTCCCAAGTATAGAATTAATTTGATCATATATAGAATAATCATCTTTCTTTGACTTAGCAGATTCTTTTTCTAGATTGGAAACAAAATCAGAGAACCAAGATGGCTCTTTGGAATTTACCTCGGAGAAAGATGTATCACGAGAAACTACTGATTGTGAGCGTGAATAATGTTTTGTCATTTGTGTTTATCCTGTTAATGCTACACTATTATGCTTTATTAATCCCTTATATTCTTCTATACTTATTGAAGGAACATTTAGTTTGGAGATTAGATCGTGATAGCATTGACCATATGCGCCTTTACAACAGTTACAGTTTGAACATAGTATTTGGTATTTGTCATTTTGTAATTCGCTGTCTCTTATATATCTGTAAAATTTGTTAGCGTCATTTTTGAATTTTTTCTTATCCTCAAATCCATCATTATTTTTGTGATCTATCGTTAGAAACATATAATTATCTTCTCCACAACATTGACACGCGCCTCCGTATTTTTCTGTTATAGCCAATCTTAATCTTAATGTTTTTGCCTTATTCCACGATCTTCTTTGATCTAATGTTGCATATTTTTTTATTGCATCTTTGCCATTATTTCTTGTAATGCTTTTACCTAAAACACATTCTTTACATAAATCGATATTACATACTTTATGAAAATTAAATTGATTCTCTAAATTAAGTTCTTTGCCGCATTTACATTGTTTTCCATTGCCATTTAAAAACTCGTGCTGACAAAATCCATTAAATCCTGTACAACAATTACAATTATAGCATAGCAACCTAAACTTATCTTTTGGGAATCCATTTGTTTTCAACCATTGATACACGTTTTTGCCGCCGCGACTATTTGTATTATCTTTATTTAATAACTTTCTATGCTCCCCGCCCCAATTTCCAGTATGATCTATAGTTAAAAATTGCCATGTTAATTCGCCACAACATTCGCATTTTTCGCCATATTCTTCTATTATGGTTGATTTTAGATTCAAAAGATGGGTTGCGCTATATATTGAGTATTTCGCCGGATCTTTTATGATCTCTTGCCAAGAAAACCACCGCCCTTGTGGCGGTGGATGAATTGGCGACCGTTATTCGTGTAATTGTTGATCTTCAATATATTTCTTAACAGTATCTTCCGAAACATGCCCAACAGCACCATAATAAGTGCTTCTTGACCATAGACCACTACCCCAGAACTTTTTTGTCTTCAACTTAGGAAAAGTGGTGAAGAGATAGACCGCACTAATAGACTTAAGTGTTTTGGCAATCTCCACTGGTGCAGTCATATGATCTGTTCTAATGAACAAATGGACATGATCTGGCATAGTTTCCATCGTCTCTAATTTCCAGCCATATTCTTCGCAAGTTTCTGCCAGTATTTTCTTTAATTCTATCTCTACCGCATCCACTATCACCTTGTGTCGATATTTTGTGCAGAATATGATGTGATAGGCAATTTCGTGAGTTGCATGGTTGTCGTTATATGTTTTCACAATAGTCTCACTTTCTTGAAAAATCTTCTACTACAGTGATATATAACAAGTATGCAACGAACCATAAGCTTAAAAATTGATTTGCCAGCAGAGTTTGCCGATTATTTGGAAACTTGTGCGACGATTTTTAATCGTTATGTTAGTTGGTGCTTTGATAACAAGACTTATAATAAGTCGAAGGCTCATAAAGAACTGTATCAATTATTGAGAGTTGAATATCCAGAGATACCATCTGCTATTATTCAATCTATTCGTGATACTGCTTTGGAAAGTGTTAAAGCTTTGAAATTCAAGTTTCGACCTTTCAAGAAACCAACTTCACATGTTCGTTATGATAAGAGAACAATTTCACTCAAAGGCGATAGGTTATCTATTGGCTGGTCTGGTAATCGTATCAAGCAGATAATCAAATTACCAAAGTTCTTTACGGAACGATATGGCGCTTGGAAGTTTCAAGCAGCCACTATCGGATATGATAAGTTTCGTAAATGTTTCAAGGCTAATTTGATTTTTGATGCTCCAACGCCTTTGGCGTTGGGCGATAAATCGGTTGGTGTGGATCGTGGTCTCTACAATATTGTGTCTCTATCTGATGGTTTTAGGTATGCTTCCAATCAGATTAGAAAAGTCAAAAGAGAAGTTCTCTTCTTGAAAAAGCAGCTCCAAACAAAAGGCACTCGTTCTGCTAAACGCAAACTGAAAAGTTTGAGCGGATACGAAAAGCGGTTCAGTTTGGATACTAATCACAAGATCGCAAAGCAGTTAGTTAGTATGCCGTATGATATTTTTGTTCTTGAAGACTTAAGAGGTATTCGAAAGCAAAAGTCAAAAGGTAAAGTATTGAACAAGTGGCTATCTAATTGGTCATTTTGGCAATTGGAACAATTACTTTCGTATAAGGCAGAAGCCGTTGGCAAACAAATTATCAAGGTAGATGCTCGATATACCAGTCAGAAATGCTCTAACTGCGGAGAGATTGAAAAGAAAAATAGAAATGGATCGCATTACGCGTGCGATCGTTGTGGATACAGAGAGCATTCCGATGTGAATGCTGCTCGCAATATTCGCAATAACCTCATCTCTGCTGCTGCGAAAACGCAGAAGGTAGAGCAGGCTATGTGTCAATTAGCCGAATGTCTCGGAGAGCCAGAGACAAGCCACCAGCCTTGTGCTGGTGGTAATTGACTTCATCATGTCTTTTTTTCCTACAATATTTACATAGTCGTGCGCCATCTGCCCAATCGGATGGATAACAATTTTCTACTGTTAGATCAGACGAACAATCAACACATATTTTGATTAGCTTTTCTGCTTTATTTTTTGCCATATCCTTATACCAAATTATGCAGGATATGACGCATTGAAATCAAAATCATTTTACGAACTATAGTTGGCCCCAAAATCAAAATTATCAGACGAGGTATAATCCATTTTGTGATCTCGTCCATAACCTCTGTCTCTCCTGGGCTGTGCGTACCCCATCTGATCTAGTAATTCCATTAACTCGGCTTGTTCTCTTTTTGTTAAATCCCATTCTTTTACCTGCTTGTCAAACATCTTCTCAATATCATGACCACCACTTACCATGCCATTAATCAAAACACTTGCAATTCGTGATATTAATATTGGTACTGTAATCACTATGCCACCTATTTGAGTTTGCTTTGCCTCCTTAACAATTTCGCCAAAAGTTAGATCTCCTTTTTTCTTCTTGCTATATGTATCTGAAAGCTTATCTAATGCGTCTTGTAATCTTTCCTTGCCATTATATATTTCTCTGCGAGCCTCTTCTAATTTTCCAATATCTGCCTCGCCTTTATAATCACTTTTTATGGCACGAGATAGATCCCCATCAAATCTGTCAAGATAGGAAATTACGCGTTCAATACCGGTTGTCTCTCTGCCAGTGTGCCGTGGTATTCTACTAAACATGTATTGTGCCCACTGAGTAAGATCTTTTGGCTGATAAGATCGATAATCTCCTGGGTCTTTAACTTCTAATTCTTCGCCGGGTTTAAGATCGTTTTTGTCTTTACCTTTGCCTTTGTTCTCAACTTCCATGTCATCATCCGTAGATACCTCAATTGGAATATCTGCATCTGAACCAGGTAGTGGTGGAAGCTTAAATGAAATCTCGAGGTTTCCTTCTTCGCTAGGGCTATGCATTTCAATAACGTCATCTTTTGAGGGCTTTTCATCATATAGAACAACCTCATCCTCATCTCCAAAAGATTCGAAATCGTCATTTACATCCATTAACTGTGCGCTTTTGTATAGTGGCATTGGTTTCCTCAGTAATATATTTGTTGCAATAAATATGCGTTATTATCCCTATGCTTGTTTTCTAATGTGATCTGCAAAAATCATAGCGCGAATTTTAAGTCTTACATTTCTATCTGATGCACTTTGATATGAATTTTGCCAGGGGTTTAATAATGAGTCTGGACTATCTGTAATTGTTCCATTGTAATATTCAAGTGGTGATGTATTTAATCCAGTAAAATCACTTGGTGTTCCATAGAGGCTTTCATAAAATGGTGTTGGTTGCAATGTTGTATTTTTGTTTTTCTTGCGAGATTTTAGCATTTTTCGTAGTTTTGATATTCTATTTTTTCTTTTGAATTGTTTAAACTCATCAAATTCTTTACCATCTCGTTGTTTATTTTCATATCGATCTAGATTTATACCATATTCTTGAACCATTCCTGTTGGTATGAATTCGTTATATGGATAATATTCTTCGCCATAATTATCGTTTCCATTGAAGTATGAATGTTTTTTCATTTTGTTTTCATATTCTTTATGTTTTTTAATATTTTCATTCGTTTTTTGCGTCTCTTCTTTCTAAAATCTAAAACACTTTTATACTTATCCATATTCGAATACAAACTTTCACCATAATCTGTATTGCGTTTTATTTGTCCCGCCTTCATAACTCGTTTTTTATTGTAGTAAGGCCTTAAACTGTCTGTTATAGGTAAAATATCCCATAAATCCATTTTATTAATTAAATATACTGCTCTTTCAGGATTTTTTTCCATTGCTTTGTTTATATTTTTTATTAAATACTTATCATTTTCCATTCTTAATATGTCTTTATGTTTAATTATCCAATCAACAATTTCTTTTGGCACATCGAAATCTAATTTGGATGAAAGATAAACGGTTCTAATTATTCTATTTGGGCTGTCATGAAGAGTTATATTTGGTTCTAGGCACGTGTTTAAAACTCTTTTCTTTATATCCTCTAACCCTTTGTATGTAGGGTCTGTAATCTTTTTTAAATCAATTGTAAGAAGTAGTGCATTACAAGTAAAATCTCGCGAAAACATTTCTCTTTGTAAATCTGTTGGATTTTTAATACCTTTTACTAATAAATGTTTATCAATATTTTTGTTGGTAAAATTAGATGAAAAATCAATCTTAAAATCATTACCTGTGAAAATAAGAGAAGAGTGCCCATCATCCAGGCTTTTACATTTTATACTATATACTTTTTTTAATTCAAGCTCTAATTCTTTTGATAAATAATGTATTTTCTTATCACCAGTTGTTATATCTAAATCCACAATTTCATTCTTTATTAACCCCAAAACTCTATCGCGCGGTGTCCCTCCGCAAATCCAGGTTTGTTTAATACCAGTATTGCTTGATACTTTTTGAATTAAATTTAATAAGTCCCGAAGTTTCATTCATATTTCCTTACGGGCATTAAACTACTGCTTGTCGTTTTGGTGCAGGAGATTCAACCTCAATTGGTTGATTTGCTATTTCTTGTGGCGCCCCTTCAATCCCAGCCTCTGGCTTAACTGCTTTCTCCATATCCATCTTATCTTGCATCTGTTTCTTTACGTCTTTTCTTTGTTTTTCTTTTTGTTCTTCTTGTTCAAGTCCTGATTTAATACCTTCTGCATGAGGTGATAATTTTTGATCTTCATTTTTAAGATCAATGTTTGCTGTTTCCATTGTCCCGCGCAATCTTGATAGCACATCTTCTATACGAGTTAAACAATATTGATTTGCTTCAAGCTGTTTGTTAGTAGCTTCGGCAAGTGATGGAAAGTATGGGGCTAGCCCTAAGTGATCTAACATAACGTCAACTATTGCTAATTGTCTGCTTATCTCTCTATTTCTAAAAATCTTATTCACATCATCAAGCTTCTTAACAACATCTGCAACTGTAAGGTTTGAAAATGCACTATCTATTAATGCATCAAAATCTGTATGAACTTTTGATACTTGTGGTGGGTTTTTAGCTTCTTCTGGTGTCATTCCAGTTTCCCCAACAACTCCGGGCTTTTCTGCTGGCGACTCAACCTCAATATTATCTTCTTTTGCTGGCACTACTGCTTCTCGTTTTTTTGGTTTTGGTGTATCGTTTTGAGGAACCATTTGTGCATGAACAACTATTTCATTGTCATCTTCTATTTCTTGATCAAGTAAAACATCATTTCCAATTTCTATTTCATCATCTTCAACAACGTTAGTGTCTTCATCTTTTTCTGTTGTTATACCGAAATCTTCTAAATTATCAAGAAACTTTCCTACCGCACTATCATCAGTTATCTCTTTCGATCCTTCTTCTGGCATTTGTGGGCCGCCAGCAGGTTGCGCAAGATTTGGATCATTGTTTCCGAGGCTACCTTGTCCATCTGGTTTACTTCCGCCAGCAGGAGTATCTCCAAGCTGCATGCTAAAATCCCCGGGGGTTTGTTGAGCGAATTTTACAAGAAACGAACAAGCACTATTATATCCCTGCATTTTCAATATACTTGCCTGACGAATAATTAGATCAATAATTGTTTGAGAAGACAGTTGTATTTTATTAACAGTTTGTATTGTCTTTTTTAATTCATATATGGCAGATAATAACTTCTCAAAATCTGCCCCCGCAAACTCTTGTCCTTGTTGTGATGAAAGTAATTTTTCAGCAGAATTTAATCTGCCAAGTATTTTCCTTCTATGATCCTCAATAAGTTTTCTCTTCTCTTCTTTATTTATTGCATCTTGTTTTTGTTTTTCAATTTTTGCCAACTCTGCTGTTTGTGCATTATATTCAACTTCTCGTTGTGCATCTTGTTGAACACTTGAAACTTGATCATTCATACTACGAATTGGACTTGGGATTGGGGTTTTTGGATTTGGTAAAAAATAGTTTATATCATCATTTACATAATAAGAGTGTTGAGCAACTTTATATTTCTTAAAATCCCCACTTTCATAATAACGCATCCAATCTAAAAATGCGCGCCTCTCACTAATATCCCAACTTTGTGTTATTTGTTCTATTGCATCATTTCTGCTTGCACCGAGATGAGTTTTTATATAGATGTTTTTCATACAAGACATCCACTTGCCCAAATCATAAGTTGGCTGCATTGGCATATTCTCATCAAAATTGGGGAAAGAAAGTGTTTTCATCTAATAACAATGCGATAATATTACGATACCTATTCTGCCAATTTAGTTGTTATTGTCTCTGATAGAATTTTTGCACCCGCTACTCGCTCTTCTTGTGGAAGAATAGTTGGAACAGTATTACTTTTAAGTTTTTTCATTTCTTCATTAAACATATCAATGAAAAGTATAGAAGTATCATAATCTAATTTTTCTAATATATTTTTTATTATTCCATATACAACATTAATATGATCATCTACTACTTGTATATTAATATTATTTTGTATATTAATTTGTTCAGGATTAATAGGATTTAGTATAGAATCATATTTTTCTAGTACGGTAATCATCAAATTTAGCCACTCTATAATAACCCTATCCATTTTTATATTTCTATTATCCTCCTGTATTAAATCATACATTTGAGATACTCTTGTTTCAACATTAATAATCATTTTTTTAAGCATAGTTTTAATATCTACTTCTATATCAACATATTTTTCTAACGCTTTGTGATATTTTGGACTATTTTGTAATTCAATGGCCAATTGCTCTTCGGGAGATGATTTTAATTTTTCTGCGTCATCTCGAATTATTGAATAAAAATCGAGATAGTCTTTTTGAAAAGTCGTTATTGACCTCGTAGAAAGGGCAAATTTCTTTTCACTTATAGCAGAATATCGAGCACACAGACCTTCCGATATGTCTGCTGGAGAAACTCCGCTAATTAGTCGAGCCAGGATCTCATCCTTATCTGGATGATTTAATATTGTTTTTGCTATGTCTATTTTTGACATTTAGATCTTCTTTCTCCGCTACGCCTATTCCAAGCACTCTCCCATATAGACACAACATTATACCCTATTTTTTTTAATTCTACTTCTCTTTGTATTGTTTTATTATACAATTCGCCATATGTTTTATCTCCAATTTATCACCGTGTTTTTGTCGAGCTTTAATAACATATTCTTCAAGCGTAATTCTATTTGTGCTCATGCTCACTTTATATCAAACGATCAATAAATCTTTTATTAGTTTCTATAAATTATTGCTATTATTTCCCTGTCCCGGTTCTCCCATTCCCAACCGTGAGCTGCGTGTATCGAATATTTGGTGCTGGTTATCAGTCTGCATTTTAGTCTGCAAACTAACATCTCCACCTGGAACCATTGATCCATCATTTAGCTTATATCCTGTTTCGTAATTATATATTTTTTTATCAAGTGTGCACTGAACTGTGTGCTCGCCAATTCTTACAACCATTACTCCTGCACCATGCTCTGGACAATATCGGCTATTTAATGGCCCCTCTAACGGTCTAAACTTCTTATACATGGGCGCTTCTTCAATTTTCTTTATACTATCACTTACCTTATTCATTTCGTCGTGTTTTACTTTTATGTCCTTATATTTTTTTTTTAATTCTTCAATTCTGTCGTCTTGTGTTTCACGAAATTGAATAGCAGCACCGCGTGGAGCGGCAATAGTTAGTAGCAACTCATCTAAAACACTTGCTTGTTTTTTAATCAATTCATCATCGCTATCGTCAAGCAATTCTGCAACGGCCGCCAACTTGTCTAATTTTTCTATTGTTATGCCTTCTTCTGGCTCAATTTCGCTAACAACTCCTGCCGCTACTTTTAATTCCATTGATGCTTTAACTAGCGCGCTTGCAACAACTCCTAAGCAAACAGTATCGCCATCAGCATTTACAATAAGATCGTTTTCACTATCTTCTAACCAACTAGCAACCATTAATATTTTTTCTGATAGTTTCATTAATTTCCTTAAAAGAATATTTTGCTGTTCATAAAAGATGCGCCCTCATAACTTTCACTCATTCCTTGTCGATATGCTGGCTGACAATTATTATTTTTGTCCTGAAATACCTTGTGTAGTGGAAGTCCGGTATGACCACATAACGGGTGTTTGCTCGATGCATTTCTTACAACCATTGTGCATTTACTCTTCTCGGCTGCCTTAACTCCACTTAATCCACTTGAATATACTTCGAATGCTGTTTTATATGCTAGGCCGTCGCTTCCCTGTGATAATATGTTTAATGCATCTTCCGCTTTGGCAAAATTTTCCTCTACCATTGCATCACGAACTGTTTGAACTAGTTCGCTTGCTTTTAATCCGTATAATGCACTTGCAACCGCCGCAACTTTATAATCTGTGCTTTCTTTTCTAAATAAGTTCTCTAATCCTTCTTTTGAGAATTCTTCAATTGCACCATTAGATATTAGTAATTCTGGATTTAATACTTTACCGCTAACAACTTTTACTGGAACCCTAAATGCTACACGGCCGGCATTTAATGATACCGCATAAACTATTTGCTTATCATCACTGCCATAAACGCTAATTTGATGATCTTTTAATCCAATAACATTTAATTTAGTAGAAATAACTGTTTTACCCATATTAACAAGTTCTTTACCAAAACTAAATGCCGCGACCCCAACAGAGGTGTCAAATGCTTTGGAGAATGTTTCAACTTCACTGTCTTTGTATTTTGGAGTTTTAACGACTAGATTTTTATCTTCTGCTGCTACTTTCTGGAACAATATTGAATTTTCACCATAAAACTGAGCGGTTGTTTCTTTTTGTGCATGTAGTTTTGTTAACGCAAGATCAACAGCACTAATTTCAGATGTGCCAGATTTTACTCCTTTAATCGCGGAAAAAACAATATCTTCTGTAATATTAAGTTTCTTACCGGCATTAGCAACAACATAGTTAACCAAATTCTTTTTCGATAAATCTTCACTACCAGAATTTCCTATAAATATACTTGGGATTAAAACTTTCCCTGCAACTAATTCTACAGGCACAAATACGCTTGTATGTCCTTTTGGGGTTTCATATGATGCTCGACATAAAATAAAATCTTCATTACCATTTACAACATCTACTTTGGAAGTCTGACATACTTTTTCTGTTATTGCTTTTGCAGCATCTGCAAATGTGTCTGCATAACCTTTTGATTTATTTCCAAACGCATTGTTTAGTGCGTCTGCAAGCATCGGGTCAACAACTTTATCATAGGCGCTCTTTAATGTATTTAATCCACTATCGTCTTTCTCTCTACTATATATTGTTGGTGTTGCAGGCTTCTCAACCTGTCCAAGTTCATCCTTAAAAATTTCCGCAAACTTTGTATTTCTTGAATATAGTCTATTATATAAATCTTTAATTTCAGCACGAGAGATAAATAATTTCTTACCACTCATCATTCTTGCTGTAATGTCTGCCATTTGTCCTATTGTGTGATCTTCTGGATATACTTCCGATGCCTTGTTAAGTTTAGAAACGAATATAGGTAATGCAATTTTTTCACTGTCATCTATTAATTTTGATAGAGAATTTGCTGCCTTTTTTATATGATTGAAGTCCATGATTACCCTTTTACGATAGCTCCGGATATAATTTGTATATTGTTGCTTTTGATGCATCATCCAATGTTGAAAGTAGTGCTGAAACAAAATTCTTATCAGATGCTAATTTGCTTGGTAGAAATCGTTTTACCGTATCAATATCTTCTTTGGCTGACGCTATTTTAGTAATTGGATGACCTTTATAGAATACATTAATGCTATCTGAGGCAGCTGTTGTAAGTACCTCCCAATTAGTAGATGATGTTTTAATATCAGTTGTTTCTTCTATATTGTATCTAGCAACTATATAATCACCATCATCAGAGTTTTGTATTTCCCATAGTTCATCTGGTTTTCCATCATTCATACGAAAAACATCAAATGCCACTTTTTCAAGCTTGTGTTTTACATCGGATAGCTTAAATACAACCTTTTCAGCATATTTAATTGAGTTAGATAGTTTGTCATAATCGATAGAAAAAGATTGCATATATGTCTCCAAAACAAATAGAATACAAACTAATATCAAAATATGCCAAGAATTATGATTGCTTTATTTTGATCCATCTTTCTTTTGCAGATTGAGACTGTTTGGCTTTTGTTTCAGGAGATAGCTTCTTTCTCTTTCCTTTATTGCCTCTTTTAGTAGTATCTATATTATTTCTTTTTAATATTCTATATATTGCTGAACGATTAAGATCAAGTTTAGTTTCCATATCTCCAATAATTATACCATCTTTATATAATTTGATTACACTTTCTTCTTTATCTTGGTTGCGCTGTAGTTTTTGAACGACTTTTGCAATTGCTTCTGGCGTTCTTTTTCTACCGGTCATTTTTTTACTCATAGCGGATTTTGCTTCTTCTGTATGGTGGTCTCCTAATCTTGGATGTTCATTATTTGAATGCCACTCTTTCATCATCTCTGAATTTTTCTGTTTCCACTCTTCGGTATGAGGCTCTCGTTCTTTACCTTCCCACCATCCAGAAATTGGCGCCGCTTTTTGATCTCGTTGTTCTTGCGTCATTGCGGCATATTTTTTAATTTGGGTTTCGGAAATTTGTTTTTTAGTTTCTTCATGATGAGATCCGTGACTTCCTCCATCTTTAATATTATAACCAACACTTGGGTCTTTACTATTATATTTCCTCATATATTCTGTTTCAAGATCGTTAGCGGCAGCCACTCCTTTTGTTTCATCATCTTGTCGCAGGGATACCCTTGGCTTTAGCCAAGGGATGAACTGCGCTCCGTTTGTTGTAAGTTGTTGTGTATTTTCTTACATATAGCAAAACTATATCTGTTCTTTTACCATTTTGATTTATTCGTTTTCTAGTTTCTATATCGTGAATTGCAATTTTGCCTTTGCTACTTCCACCAATATATGCTAACCGCTTCTTGTATTTTACCGTTGAGCCTCGTTGCAGGTCTAATGACACTGTTGTTCCATATGACTTTCGTTTGCCGCCCTTTGCAAAGTTTGCAACGTGTAATTGCCTTCGATGATATTCAAGAAACTGTATCTTATACATTCCAAGAAACGGCTTTACATTTGCTTTCAATACCATTTCTGCCAACGAATGACTATCAACATTATGCGCTTCCCATATGTATTCGAGTTTTTCTTTTGACTTCTTGAAATCACGAATATCTCTATGAGCTTTTGTGTCGTAGCCTTTTGTTTTTACCAGTTCAACATTGAGTTTTTTTACTTCTGAATAAAACCAAATTTTGCCTACTTCTAATGGTGAAAACGATTTGTTCCATTTTGTTTTACCTTCTTTTGTAATTGCAGATATATCTTCAACATTGATTACTGTTATCGGTAATATCTTTTGCAACTGTTTAATTATACGAAGTTTTGCGTTCCATCTTGCTTTTGTTGAAGGTGGAGCCCGATTAGCAGATCGTAATGTTGATCTATTAGATCGACACATACGATATGGTGTTTTTCTGCTTCGTCTTGATCTACGAAGTATTCTTCTTGTTTCTACGTGTGCCTTGACCCAGTTAGGTGTATTCGTTGTTATGTTTAATATGACGTGTTTTTCTGTTGCTGCTGTATAGCCTTCTCGTTCGCTCCCTGGATCGATACCTAATGCAACCTTTTGATATTTTCTGTTTGAAGGCTCTTTAACTAACTTAATACAGAAAATACCAGTTTGCCAATAAGCAACTGCTTGACCCTTCTCCATTAATTTTCTTGCCCTCTTTTCAGAACAAGGCATTAAAGTAACTTTATTTATATCTAATACTGGAACCACAATTTACTCCTTTTTACTGCCCGAAAAATAATGCTTACGCACCTTTGTTCAACTCGCTTCGACATAGGCAGATCATAGAGGATAAAGACTAGCGAAACATCCTTATCGTATTGCTGACCCTTACCAAAACGGATCACAATCTGCTTATTTGATACTTGAAGTATTACCTTCTTATCTCCTTGTCTAGTCAATATCTTTTAGTCTTGTTGTTCCGAAACTGGTTAGATTTCGTATTCACAAGCCTCTGCCTTTAGGCAGAGGTTATTGACCCAAATACTTATATTCGAAATTTTCTATTCCAAATTCTTGTATGGCGGCATATATTTTAGGAGAATTAGCGTAAGCCTCTCCTTTCTTACCAGCCCGTTTTTCTAATTTTTCCTGTTTTGTTTGTCCAACATAAAACATACCGTTGATTTTGTTTGTTAGTAAATAAATTATGTATGTTATATTTTTGTCATTTTCGTTTTTGTTTGGCATAACGCGATCCTTTAACCAAATAATATAACCACTATTGGGCTGGTGTCAATACAAAAAGTGATATAAATTACCAACATCTATTACTAAGTCTGTGCGTGACAACGAGTAGTAGGTTATAGCCAGTTCTCGTCCCGAAGATCGGATATTTTTCGGAGAATTTCTTTAATACGTTCATCCTCCTCTATTATCTTCTTAATTTTTTTCTTGCTACCACCATATACTCTTCCATTATTAGCGTAGTCCACATTACCGTGTAGCGATTTTGTTATTGAGCTTTGGTTCACATTTAACATCTTGGCTATTTCCATCTGTGTATAACCGTCTGCATATAATCTAATAACTTGTCTCTGCCTGTCTGTTAATAATGTATCCACTATCCTCCAAAATTCTTTTTTAAGTTCATCCTCCAATATTGCAATCTCTTCATTATAAGAGAATGGGTTTAATCTTTTATATACACTTTCTTCATTTGAAAACGATTCGAGCATTTCTCCTGCAACAACTACCTCACAAAATACCTGCTGGTAGCTATCTGAGCGCGTTCTTTTTCTCTCTTTTCGTTCCATATTAATTCCTTATTATATGATAGTTATTATGACTTAACGATCTTATGCCTTATTAACACATCTATCTCTTACTATAATATAACAACAATTTTAATTAATTTACACTTCTTTCGCTAAAAAGAAAAACGCCACCATCACATTTAAGCAATAGTGGCATAATTTATAACAACTAAATTGTTATCGACGATCTCTATGATCTTCGTGATGCTCTCCCCTATGATCATCCCAATTACCACGATGATCATAACCATGAAGCCCAACACTTCCATAACAACCTACAACGGATCCAGCACATACAACAGCTGCAATAACACCTAAAACTATCTTTGAAATATTCATAGTTATCCTTTCAACTATCTATATATCAAAAGTTTTGACTATTTACATTAGCAGCATATATCTCAACACATCATTATAGTATTTTTCATATTCATCTTCAATAATATCTACATATGCTTCTTTGTATGCTCCATGAAATTTAACAAATAATGCAAGATTGGACGCAACATTAAGTCCTTTTTCTTCATATAAATCAATAAAAAGATCAATAACTTTTTTATTGTATCCTCCACGTACTTCTACAAACTCAGTGTCTAGAAATGTAAAATCGTGCGGCATTCCTTTATGGTTATGCGCCGTAAAACTCCGAACCTTTAGGTCGGAGATATAAGGCGCCACAGAAAAAAATCTACATCCAATCGAAAAATACTTGACAACTTCTACTACTATCGTTATATATAAGTTATAATGCAACGAACGATATCTCTCAAAATAGATGCACCAGCCGAGTTTTTAGACTACCTAAAAACTTGCAACGAGCTATTCAATAAGTATGTTGAGTGGTGCTTCGAGACCAAGAGCTACAATAAGAATAAGGCTCATGTCGAGCTATACGAAAAGTATCGTCAAGAATTTCCCAGTATCAATGCTGGCACTCTGCAATGCATTCGAGATGCAGCCCTGGAAAGC